ATCTAAGTATGGATTCTAATCGTGTCAAAACTGTCGGACAGGGTGCCGTGGAGGAAGGTTCCTCCTTGACCCCTGCAGAATCTCAACCAGCCGTGACAGCTGGCACTCCTGAGACTGGCAACAGTCCCGGGAGGCGGTCAGTCACAGGTGGCAGCCCTTCTAAACTTTCACCGGAGCTTCAGCAGTTGTACTATGCTGTGGTTGCCGCTAATGAACCAGAAGTGGCTGCTGAGATGTGTGAGCTTGCTTCCACGGGTGCGCCTTTTGAATTTGTTAAGAAGGCCACTGAGGAAAATCTTGCTAAGCGCATTGCCGGCATGGCTGCGCCTGGGAAGAAGGCCGCTGAAAGGGGGATTGACTCGCCCCCACCTGTGCCAAAGAGGGAGGATCAAGAGGGTTTTACTGAGGTTAAGACCAAGTCAGCCAAGAGACGCGAGAAACTGCGTGCTAAGGCTGTCAAGGTTGCCGCAGTAGTGGACGCTGAGCGTCTGCCGAAAGCCGCTGCTAAGGCAGCGGCTCCGAAGGTTGGCCCCAAGAAACCAGCCAAAACCCAAAAATCCGAGGAGAAGGGGGTCGCATCCCCTCCTAAGGCCACCGCAGCTGCGAATGATCAGCGCAATGTGGTGCCAGCCGGGAAGAAACCGGCCCCGAGAGTCCCTGATCAACGGGGGAAAGCAGCTCCGGCTGCGCCCAAGAAGCCTGCAGCCGAGCAGTCCCCGCCGCCCACTCCGGCGCCCCCAGCTCCAGCAGCCGATGCTGCTAATCAGCCGCCTGCCGCGGCACCCCCACCACCCCCTGTTGTGGTGGCACAAAATGGCGTGGGGCAACGAAATTCTTTCCAGTTGCCCGGGAGGGTGAGCGATGACAAGCTTGCCCGGTTGCAGGCTTTGTTCCCGCAACTTACGTTGGTTAATGGTGTCACTCACCATTCCCATGGGGTCCTAGCCGCCACTAGGGCCATTGTTGAGCAAATTGAGTACTCCAAGATCCGGCAGGATTATGGGGCGCAGGTGAAGATTGTTGATATTGGAGCAAACCCCATCAGGCATGGGACCCATGGTCGACGAAACATCCACTGTTTGTGCCCCATCCTTGATGCTAAGGATCAGAATCGTGCCCAACGCACGATGCAGAGAGGGTTATCTGAGGGAATAACGCGATGTGAACACAGGTTTGAAGACTGCAATTGCGAGGGTCTTCGGGAGTGTGTTCTTTTGTCTGTGCACTCGTTGTATTACCTCTCCCCGGCTACCATCCTTGACCGAATGGAAGCCCTCAATTCAAAGATGCTGGTGGCCATCCACCACCAGTTCGACAACGTCTACGGCAGCCTGGAGGAGGCCAAGTATTACTTGACCACCACTGGTGACGTTGTTATGCACGTTGACGGCAATGTTGCGCCCTACCACCACCCGAATTTGCTTTGGTTGGTGGCAGGACGTCAAGAGGGCGAGCGATTTGATCTCACTTGGGAGACTCGCCCTGTTGGCATTGCTGGTCTGTACGTGACCGTGTTCTCCATTGGTGAACACGTGGACATGCCTCCTCAATCACGTTTGCTGGCCAACGACATCTCGGTGTTGAAAGACCTTGGCAATGGGAGATTCAGGAGCACTGGCAACCTCACATCGGCCTTGTTGAGGATTGACCATCATGAACCGGATTCTTGGACGGCCTGGTTGACCAGCTTCATTGTCAACCCGCCGTCGTTCGTCGAAGTTGACCTCTACGGTCGCTGCCTTCTGGTACATGGGCGCGAGCACAACCGAGTTGTGTCGTTGGACCTTGTTGAGTTCTTGGTGTCCACTTTTAGTGGCAACACGAAACTAGACAACAACACGATCACAGCCATGGTGGGGCGAGCGCGTGCCCAATTAGCCAGGGCGCAGGTGCCTGACAACTTGCAGTCTACACTGGTTCTTCCTAGTGTGGAAGTAGCTTATGGTTGCATACTGAATCGTTCAGTAGGCTTCCGTTTGCGACTGGCTCGTTGGACCGCCTTGGCCAGCAAGTACCGAGTGCTTGTTGGAAATTTTGACTCTGATTCCGGCCACCTGAATCTTTTCCAGACTGCGATTCGGTTCTTCGCCTTCTGGTTCGTGCTGTCCAAGATTAGGCAGTACATCCCCTTTGGTTCCTTGGTTCGTTGGTATTTCTTTAGACGCTACAGGAACGTCACAGTTGGGTCGTCATGGACCATGGTCATCGCTGCACTGGTTTGCACGATGCTGTGGCGATTGTTGGCCCGGCCCAAACCTGGCAGGAGGTTCCCCCCCAACCTGGCTGTTTGTATCGGAGACAAAGAAGAGCTCCCTGAAATAGCTAGAGATGCGGACGGCACTCCGGTTGCTGAAATTATTGTGGAGGACCTCAGTCAACCCTGTGTCCCCCAGTTTGGGAACGTTGGCGTTGTTACCTGTGAGTGTGGATTGCCCTGCGTAGCCTCCTCATGTGCCCATAACATGAAGGGGGCATTATGCAAGAGAATGTTTTGCCGCCCGAATGATTTGGGGGGTGACAACTGGACCGTGGACTTCGATGCGCCCGCGATACAAGCTCTGCTTGAAGTCGAAGGAGTTGCGCCGTTGGAACGCCAAGCCTGGGTCGCGCGCTATCCCAAGAAGAGGCGCACCGACTTTGAAAAGGCTATTGGGGAAATTGAAGCGGGGTTGTGGGCGAACGAGATGGGAGCGAGACGGAAAGTGTTCATTAAACGTGAGAACTATCTGACTTTCTTTCGTTTCAACCCCCTATTTCTTGAACCGGATGCCATCACTGGTTTGGACGGCGAGGTCTATAAATTGGTCAAACCAAGATCAATTTCCGGATCTGAAGATGCTTACAACGTCCAGACTGGGCCTTGCACGGGGGCCCTTACCAAGACTTTGGCCAAAGCTTGGGACGGTGAAAGGTGCAACGTCCTCTACGCCAGCGGTTACACCGCTGAGCAGCTTGGTGCCCGATTCGCGTCGGCTGCAGAGCAGAGAGGAGGTGTGCAAAACTGTGTGGGACTAGAGGTTGACGGTGTGTGCTTTGAGGGGTCTATAGGACGAGCGCAATACAATTATGAGTTTTCAATTTATGATTTGTTGCGCACCAGCCCTGAGGACCTTGAATTGTTGGCGTTACAGGCCGGAGTTAAAAGCTTTGACTTTGTGGACGCCGCTGGCAACCGGTACAAGGGGATTTTCAGGCTCAAACGAAATTCAGGGGACGGCAACACGTCCGGAGGCAATTCACTCATCAATGAAAAGCTCATCCGTGAACTTGTTGCTGACCAGGCGGCTCTGGGGTTTTTCATGATCGGTGGTGATGACGATTTGGTCATCTTTTCCGCTGGTGTGCAACTCCCGGATGTCTCTGTTTTCGAAGCTCGGGCCGCTCGAATGGGTTTTTCAATCACCCTACGAGTGGTGCCCCTTGAATCCGCTACGTTTTTCTCCGGACGGTTCTACCCTACTACGTCCGGGTGGGTGTGGGGGCCTCTCATTGGCAGGTTTTTCGTCAAAGCATTTGTTACTCACAAATCCTGCGAAAACACTGCCGATCCTGACGCTGCCTACCTCGCCTGGGCCAAGGGGGTGGCCATCGGTCTGAGGAAAGACGTTGCTTTCGTCCCTGGAGCGCGAATTTTGGTTAAGCGCTTGATTGAAGAGATCCCTGGGGCTGCCACCCCATGGGAGGACCCTTACAAATTCCATGCGGTATCTGAACACGAACCCATTCAGGAGACCTTTGAGATGGTTGCGAGGATCTATGATCTCACTGTGGAGGATCTTCGAGAGTTCGAGCAGTGGCTGGGTGGGGTTGATTTGTTCACCCCCCTTTCTCACCCGACCCTCGAAAGATTCGTGCGAGTCGATTGCGCGGATTTCCCACACAATGAGAGAGCTCCGGTTTATCCTGGGACTCGGATCCATCCAGATTACCATCCCGAGGGTGTTGTCGCCCTTCTCAAAACCCCAAGGTCCCACAGGGCCTACTCCGTTTTCAACGGGTTTTTACTCGAGGTCTGGAGACTCCACTTGTGGAGGGGGGCTGAGCTACTCCCGGTGGAGTTGTATAACCCAATTTTGGGGGATTATACCTACTGGGTTGCAGCACTTGGGGCGCTGTTTCCTGTTGTTGTTGTGGCCCCCATTGTTGAAGAGACCATCAAGAGGGGGTTTGGTTTGTTCGCTTTTCCCGCGGGGAAGTTCGTTCTCAGCCTGGCTTTTGCCGTGTTTGAGTTCATCTGCTACATGTCTCCTATGTTGCAGCAGGGGGTCCATCCCAGAGTGGCCATCGGTGCGCGGTTGCCCGCTTTCGTCATGCACCTGTGCACATCGTTACTGCCTTGGAGCTTGGCGGTGACTGTGCACGGTGCTTTCAATTACGTGAGTGAGTATTGTGCGCTGAAAATGGGCATTGACGTCTTCCGGTTGGGGAGACGTTTGGCCGGCTCTTGAGGGATAGAGGAAAGAACGCCAGCGGCAGCCTGCGGTGGGCTGAATGGGGGATGGTCATCCCCTTGCGTCCGTAGACCACGTGTGTAAAGAACAATGCCGCGAAAAACGCCAAAGAAACCAACCAAACCCAAAACCAACAATCCCAAGCCGGGGAAACAGCCAAAAGTCAGGCCTAACAACAACACAACTGTTGCTGGGCCTGTCGTTGCCACGTCCACTTCGACTAGGTCTGTTGGGATGCGCGAGACATCTCAGAACGTTCATAAAGCTCTGGGGAAATCTTCGCGTTATCAAAATGCTAAAGCTGACTTGAGAGATTTGATAGCCGGCTTATCATTGCCACTGGAAGCTGACCCAATAAGGTTAGGCTCTTCAGATTTCGGCACTGAACCCACTGCAGCCTATAAGCTGTTTGACAAATTCGACATGTCACTGCCACCGGCTACCACTAGTGGCAAACTCAATGTGAACTTGTTTGCTTTTAGGAGTGCTCTCCGCTCTAACGTCTACCAGACGTTCGTCCCGGCCGGGACCACCATTAATTACGCCTGTGACCCGTTTGCAGTTAAATGCAATGCTGCGTCCACAGCTGTGATTAACCCTGGCCGGCTCTACTCCGCGCCTGCGCCATACAACCCTCACGGGGAATGGCTCTATTCTGGCAGACTTGGAAAATCTGATCCAGAGCGCGGTTGGTTGATGAACCCTGATGATGTTTTTACGGTTACTGTCGATCCCGCCTCAATTCCTGTCGCCGGGTTGCGAATCAACGTCCGAATGCAACAAGGGCGTGAATGGCAAGATGTGATTAGTGGTCTTTTGACCAATGTCGCACCGACGTTTACCCAACCAGTCACCACTCTTGGGTATTATTCGTTTTCCATTCAGGATTTGCGACCTGCCAGCACGCAGGCGTATTCTGCCACGTACCAGGTGAGCCTTAATTTGCAGATTCAGGGTGCCCCAGTTACCGGGTCCTTGGTGTGGGGGCAGCTGCCCCTGCCTCAGGTTGACGACCAACTGGGCGTCCAGGACAAGATGAGAATCCTGTCGGCCTCCATGATGATAACCAACACCACCGCTCTGGTCTCCAGGGGTGGTGAGGTTGCCGGCGTCCAATTGGATGACGGCACAGATTGGCGGGCCTATAGGACTTTCGGCGATGTCCAGGAACTTGCCGGTTGTTGGACTGCGGATGCCGTCAATGGCATCTACGGTTTTCTCAAACCTAAGAATCTTGAAGAGTTGAATTACTTCACCGAGTTCACTCAACAGAGCGGGTTTTTCGCTCTGTCTGAACTGCCCAGTTGCAGTGATGCTGCTTTTGAAATCATCCCAACCACGTCCTACTTGTGCTTGTCCATTTCAGTGTCCCAGACGGCTTCGTCTGGTTACGCGGCTTTGGTGACCCTCGGCTTCCAAGTCGAGACTATCACCAAATCTCAGTGGGCTGAACGCAAGGTGGCATCTCACGCGCCCGGGCAGGTGCAGTTGGCAGCCCATGCCATTTCTGAGATTGGCCAGTTCCATGAGAACCCTTTCCATCTTTCGGACATCTGGGATGGTATTAAGGAATTTGTCTCCGGAGTTGCCAATGGGATAATGAAGTACGGGCCCATGGCGATCCAAGCAGCGGAGGTGCTTGCCCCGCTACTCATTTGATT